ATCATCAAACCAGGGACGCAGTTTATGACTCCAAACATCTCTGCCATCTTGACTGAGTGTATTGAACGTGGAGTAGCTGCTGGGCTACGTCGACATGACTCTGAGAATGTCTTACTACAACAGGACATTGAGAACTCCATCTGGTTAGAGATTGACTCCCTATTTAAGTTTGATCATGGGGACACGTAATCCTATTTTCCTCTCATCAGACTATATGGCTGTGTTACAGGAATTCATTTGTGTAGCAGCCAGTGGCCAGGTGTTCCACGTCATGGCCGCCGATTCAGATCGAGTCATTTTGGCTTGTTGTGAATTGTCCGGTGCTCAGTTATCTACACAAACTATCCAAGTCTTTAGATCTGATGAGTGGTAAGAAGTCGTATTATCCCAATAACTGGCAAGAATACAAAGACGCAGAAGACAGTGACTTCATTCCTCACACCTTTGAAGAAGTGATGTCTTGGAAGGTTGGAGGATGGGAGTTACCGAGTTCTGTATGTTGCATCATTCGTGCAACAAACCTAAAGACCAAAAAGGTCAAAGAGTACGTGTATCAAAAGCATCACGCAGCTCAGGCCAAGGTCAACGAACTGATCAACACACCAGACATTGAGTTCACGGTTGCTGATCACGACTCTATTCACCACCTATTTCCACCACCGACTGATGAGTGAAACCACCTTCGAGCGACGGCTTGCTCAGCTGAAAGAGCAGCTTATGCAGCATCCGCATAGGCTTGAGCTATTGCAACTGGCCCACGACCAACTCATGGACGATACAGATGTACTACATTCCATCTGCAGCCAAGACCTCGTGGAGGCCCATTAGTGACGCTTATCAGTTTCGGACGCCTATATGTGGGGCTAGATGATGCAAGCTTCCAGCACATATGGCGTAGCGCCACTGCATGGACTGTCCACTTTGGCAGGGTTCGCATAGAATGGGACTGTACCCACCAACAGGTTCATGGACCCATTACGGAGGACTCGCACTAATCCAGACATAGAGCGGATGCTTCGGGTCATGGACTTATTGAGGGTACTTGACCGTGAAGTTCCAGCTCAAGTCTTGTCGTGCTTGTTCTACATCGCAAGCCATGATGGCTGCCACAAAACAGCAATGGAAGAGGACTTAGGACTCACCACTGCTAGTAGCAGTCGCAACATCGACAGACTCACCAAACAACACCGTTTGGGTAAGCCTGGGATGGATCTCATCAGCAAGGAGGTAGACCCAACCAACAAGAAGAGGCTAACGCTTCACTTGAACCAACGAGGCCACGATTTAGTCCGACAAATCGAATCTATCCTCTATGGATAAACGAACTCAGCGTATCCTTGACCGCATCCCCAAGAAAACGTCAATCAAGACGTTTAGTCAGGCGTTTAATCATGCCATGACACAACAATGGGATTCAAGGACAAGCAACGGTCAGAATGTTCTCCGACATTCCCGCCAGTTTGAACATCTTGCTGGTGATCCGAACCTAGCGGTGATGAACTCACCGTTCATTCATGCCGTCGTAGAAGACGCTATGGATAGCTGGGAGTGGTCTCCGGGATCGGCTAATCGTTTCATCTCAACGATCAGCATGACCCTCAAGATCGCAGCCAGGGACGGGTACATCCAAGGAGTTCCTGTCATCAAGCGGTTTAAGGAAGGTGAAGGACGTACCAACTGGTACACACAACAGCAGCTTCAAAAGCTGGTTAACTTTGCGCGTGAGCGTGGAGACTTTGAATTAGCAGACTTGATTCTTGTCGCCGTTTATACGGGTGCACGGCAAGCTGAGATCCGCAGGTTCAAGGTACGTGATGTTGACTTCAGGCCCCAGCAACCAGTGATACACATTGGTGGCACACCTGATTCTGTGACCAAGGCCAAGAACTACCGACAGGTAGGGATCAACGACAAGATCACTGAACTGCTCCAACGTCGGATGCAAGGACGTGATCCGATGGATCTGGTCTTTGGTGATACATGGATTAACCGCCAGCTCATCAACCGTCACTTCAACAAAGTGAGGGACAAGATGATCCGAATTGATCCGTACATCAACGAGTCCTACTGCTTCCATACGTTGCGTCACACCTATGGGACGTGGCAGATCGCGGCAGGAACTCCGTTGATGCACGTCAAGGCGGCTATGGGTCACAAGCGAGTGGAGACCACAGAGCGGTACGTCCATAACACACAGGCGTCCGTTCTGACGACAGCGAGGAACATCTAAAGTCCATCTACCCATGGTGCGTTTTCTCTGCTATGGTGATTTCACAGGGCAGATCTCAGGGATGAGATCGGCTGGAATCCCTGTGGGAGCGTGCCGGAATTGGTAGACGGACTCGACTCAAAATGTGACGTCCACGCCTATCCACTTATCACACTCATCAGGGCCAAACGGCCCTTTTTTATTGGGTCTCGCGGTTGTCCACGTCCGTATGTGGATAGATGAGTATCGAGTCTCACCGACGAAACAAATCTTATTGAGACGCCCATGCCCACACCCGCTCAAATCGATGAGCAGATCCAGTTGGAGCGCGACCAGATCCGGCTCGGCCTCCAAAAGCTGCGTGACAACACGCGCAAGCTCGAAGACCAGAGCTACGCCAGTGCCACGGTCTATGGCGCCGCCTCCATCGAAGCGCTGCTGCCGAAGCTGGTGGAGCAAATCGAGTCCACGGTCGAATATGCGATCAAACGCGGCAAAACCGGCGTCGCCTTCAAGGAAATCCATCAGTACTTGACGGACTTAGACGCCAAAGCCGCCGGGGCCATTGCCCTGAAGGTGACCTTTGACAAGGTGTTCAGCACCAAAAAAGGCAGCGATCAGGTCACCACCGTGTGTGAAGCGGTGGGTGCTGCAGTGGAGGCGGAATGCCAGATGCGCCACTACGAACGCAACGCCCCAGGGCTGCTTAACACACTGAAACAGAACTACTGGCACCGTTCGATCGGCACCCATCAAAAACTGGTGGTGATCCGCACCCTGATGAACCGCTGCGAGGTGGAACCTTGGAAGACCTGGGGATCCTCCAATCGGGTCAAGCTGGGGGGCTGGCTGCTGGAGTGCATCATTCAAAGCAGCGGTTGGTTTGACCGCATCGTGCGTCAAGAGGGACGCAAGAAGGTGCAGTTCATTGCACCGACCCCAGAGTTCTTGGCGATCAAGGACAAGGTGATCAGCGATTCAGAGCTGTTCGCCCCGTTGACCTGGCCGATGTTGATTGAACCCAACGATTGGACCAACGAAAGGCCCGGTGGCTATCTCCTCAATGAGGTGATGCGCGGGCATGATTTGGTGCGTCGTGGAGATCCGACATCTATACAGGGGGAAGCGCCCCTGGCTTTTCTGAACAAGATTCAGAAGGTTGCCTTTCGCCTTAATCCCTTCATTGTGGAAGTGGCGGAAGAGTTAGAGCGGCTGCAACGACCTGTTGGGAAGTTCAGACCCATCGTGCATCACGAGCTACCACCAAAGCCCGTGGACATTGCTGAGAACTACGATAGCCGGAAGGATTATCGAAGACGTGCAGCAGAGACGATGAACCTGAATGCCCAAGAGTTCAAGCGATCATGCCGCACACGCATGACGATGGAAGCGGTGCGAAGGTTCAAGAAGGTTGAGCGATTCTTCTTGCCTTGGAGTCTCGATTACAGGGGGAGGGCCTACCCAATCCCTGCGTTCTTGACGCCGCAGGACACCGATTTCGGGAAGAGCCTGCTGCGCTTTGCTGATGAGTCGTTCATGACTCCTGAAGCAGAGCAATGGTTATTTTTTATGGTCGCAACCTGCTTTGGGCTGGATAAAGCCACCATGGCGGAGCGTTTGGAGTGGACGGCTAACAACCTCACACTCATCGAGCGTGTCGCTACGGATCCGATTGGGTGCTTACCTGAGTGGGAAGTAGCCGATGAACCATGGCAGTTTTTAGCAGCCTGTGAGGAACTCTATGCAACCGTAATTGCATGTACTAGGTCTTTCACAGGATTGATGGTCGCAACCGACGCCACCTGCTCAGGACTCCAGATCCTGGCTGGGCTGTGTCGCTGTAAATCAACAGCAAAGATGGTCAATGTGGTGCCGAGTGATCAACCGCAGGATGCGTACAAGGTGGTGGCAGAAGCCGCTAAACCCAACTGTCCTGCGTCCATTCGTGACCACATGGACAGGAAAGTCACCAAGCGCACATGCTTAACAATTCCTTACAATGCCAAGCCCTATTCCAATCGCTCCTACATCCGTGAAGCATTGGCCGAGAAAGGCATTGAGGTCTCCAAAGAGGACCTAACGGAAACCGTCACTGCCGTTCGAGCAGCGATGGAGGAGATCTTTCCTGGTCCCATGCAAGTCATGCGTTGGATTGAGCAGGAGGTGGCCAACGCCATCAAGCGGGGAGCTGAGAAGCTGCAATGGGTCACACCATCTGGCTTTGTCGTCAATCAAAAGTTGATGAAGAAAGAGGTGGTCCGCATTGAGCTGCAGCTGCTGGGTGAATGCAAGTTGTCTGTGGCAACAGGTGACACCGACAAGGTGGACCTCAACCACCACAAGAATGCAACGAGCCCAAATCTGATCCATTCATTGGATGCAGCGCTCCTCCACCTGTCCACTTTGCGGTTCGATGCACCGATTGCATTGATCCACGACTCCGTGCTGTGCAGGGCAACTGACATGTCCGTTCTATCCACTTTGGTACGCGAGACATACATGCACCTGTTTGCCGAGCACGACTACCTGCGCGACTTTGCCCGCCAGATCGGTGCAGAGAGCGAACCCCCGATCATCGGAGACCTTGAACCGGAATCCGTGATCGAATCCACCTATTTCTTTTGTTGACATGAAGACGGCCACCAAAGTCGTTCAACTGCCCCACCTCAACATCAATGCCTACGAGGTGGAAGGCCGCCCGTATGTGTCCATGTCGGAGATCGTCAAGGCGACCCGCCCAACGTCAAAGAACACCGATGCTTTGAACAAATGGCTGGAGGGGGCTCAAAACCCAAGTGTTGCCAGTGGATCTCAAGGTTTTCCCCAGGAGTTCGAGGGGGCTCAGAATTTCAAGTGTGAAGTGCCTCGTGCTCAAGGCGGAACCAGTGTTGCTCACATGCTGAGTCCGCAACTGGCTGCCCGGTTCTGGATGTCAGAGCTGAGTAACCGATCTGAGGCTGTGGTTCAGCGTGCCCTGAAGCTGGTCACCTTGCTGGCTGATGTGGCCCTCAATGACCTGTGCCAAGAAGCATTGGGGATGAAGGTCACACCACAGGAGAACCTGCACGGTGCAATCCGGCTGCAAGCAGACTTGGAGAAGAAGGCTCCCGACATTCAACGGTTAAAACTGGCGATCTACCAAACCTTGCTGCCCGAGCTGAAGCTCAAGACCATCCACGACCTGCCGAAGAACGACATTCATTACCCGCTGTTCAACATCATCAAGACGCTGATCAACGAATCGGTCTACCGCCGGTTGGATGAGGGCATCGTCGAAGGGTTGTCGGTGGTGCAGGAGCGTTCGCCTCGCAAGCCTGGTAACCGCAAGGCGACCAAGTACTCCTGCCTGACCACTGAGGCACAGCAAGCCCTGAAGCCTGTGATCAATGCCCACATCGTGGCACTGAAACAGATTCAACACCTCCCTGCAACAGTGCAGGACATTAAACGTGTGGTGACAACGCTGGACAGCGTGTACCCCCGTTACAAGTAATCCACCTATCCACTACTGTATATGGCTAAGAATATTCACGTCACTCAAGAGCCTGTTGTTCTTGAGGGCTATCAAGCGGTGCTGAAACCGTCCAAGTTCGGGTCCTTTGGCCTGAAGGCTGTGGTTGACAGCAACCTCATTGATCGCCTGGAAGAAGAACGCGCAGAGCTGCTGAAGTGGGCGGAATCGAAACTCAAGAATCCCAAGCGGGCCATCCTCAAGCCTGAGCCTTGGGAAGAACACGACAGTGATTCCTATGTCTTGAAGTTCTCGTGGAAGCCAGGTCAAGAACCTCCGGTGGTTGATACCGAAGGCACTCCGATCACCGATGAGAACACGCCGATCTACGGCGGCTCGAAGGTGAAGCTGGCATTCCGTCAAAAGCCCTACACCATGCCGGATGGATCCTATGGAACCTCCGTCAAGTTGGTGGGTCTTCAGTTGGTCGCATTGAGCAGCGGTGCTGGTGTGGACACAGGTGACATGGATGAAACCGAAGTCGCTGCCCTATTTGGTCAGACCAAAGGGTTCAAGACAGGTGAACCCAATGTGACTGCAACCACGAGTGACGACGACGAAGACTTCTGATGAACTATCGCTCTGGTCTTGAAAGGCAGGTTGCTGATCTGCTGAAGAGCCTGGGCGTGAAGTTTGAATATGAGTCCACTAAGGTTCCTTATATTCTTCAGTGTAACTACACCCCAGATTTTCTATTACCCAATGGTGTCTATCTAGAAACCAAGGGTCACTTTACTCCTGAGGATCGCCGCAAGATGCTTGCAGTTAAGAAAGCGAATCCGGATCTTGATATTCGGATGGTCTTTCAGGCTCCTCATAACAAGATTGAAAAACGATCAAAGACCACCTACGCAATGTGGTGCGAAAAGAATGGGTTTCAACATTGTGCCTATCACTCAATCCCTATTGAATGGCTGACCTAGAACTGATCAAAGATCTGGCCATGAATCTGATCATGGCACTGGATAAACACTCGTCATCGAACGACATCATCGAGGGATTCGAGGATGCATTGGATGGGTACGAAGATCTGATTAACACCTTCCACCAACAGAAATGAACTACGCCACCTACGGGACTCCCGAATTCTACAAAGAAGGCTTTGCTGAATACTTTGCAGATGTTGACGCAGAAAACCCCGAGACAACGAAGAACCTGATCCAAGGATTGTTCATGGCCATCGACGAATGGTTTGAGTATCACGATGCACAAGCACGAGAGTTTGCAGACATCCGAAAGCGAGTTCGTCAGGCACTTGCCATGTGAGAACTGTGGGTCATCTGATGCAAACAGCTTGTACTCAGATGGCCACACTTACTGTTTTGCCTGCCAAACCTACGGCCATACCGAAGAGGTTGTTCACAATCATCGCATGTCCACGAATGTCCAACTCAAAG